AATTGTTATATTAGCATCGTGAATGTAGAAAATATAGACAAACTTTACACGTATGCTAAACACTTAGCGGGGGATCTTGGGCAGGATTTAGTACACCACATCCTGCTCGAACACGCTCCCCGCAAATATTCAAAAGATTTAGCCTATCTAAAATATTCTATAAGAAATGCGTACTACAATCCTAAGTCATCATTTAACAAGCTATACCATCCACTTGGATTGGATGAACTTTGCGACATCGAAGATATACACCACGACACAAACAACTACGACTCTCAACTTTTACACCGTATCTTTCTCGAATTAGAACGCGAGGGGTACGGTTTAGAGGTTCAAGTGTATAAGGATTGTACCCTAGTTGGTTCACTTACTAAACTATCGAAGTCGACTAAACTAAATCCACGAACTATCACAAAAATTACTAAATTTGTACACAATGAAATTATTAGACGTTATACACAATTGGAACTTGACTAATGTTATTTGGGGCTGGTTCGTTGCGTTCATCATTCATCAAGAAATGAACATTGCTTATCAAATCAAGAAAGCAACTAAAATCCATCCGACTCGTTATATTAAGGTATTGGACTGTTACCCATGCTTTACGTTTTGGACTTCGTTAATCGTTACACAATCAATAACAGCATCAATAATCGCGTTTCTTATCGCACAATTTTTAGACAGAAAATGATACTATCAGAAGATTCACAGAAATCACTTGACCATATTCGATTCAAAGTCGAACGTCAACAATACGACCTTAGAGGGGTTGAGTTACAATGCCTTGCACAAGTATTCGAAGAGATTCAGTTTGTAATGGTAAAGAAGAAAGTCAAGTTAAATATCGGTTGTCCAGGTTGTGTTAAGACAGCTATTAACGTGGTTTACAATTTCATTCATTCACACGAAGAAAGAACGAATAGCAACAATGCTAAGGTTGAGGTTAAGCGAGTAGATGCGCCAATTGAGCAACCCAAACTATCCGAGTTACGTCTTAAATATCCACACATTAAGGCAACGTCCGTCGAGGTATTCCTTCAAAAATTAGAAGATGAGCGAAGAGGTAACTAAACAAGATGAATCCGTTACACTACTTGCAGTAATCGGTAGGGAATACATCCTACATTGTCAGCAAGATAGAGAGTTTCGACGTAAGATGGAAAAGACTCCATACGGAATGAAGATTAAAACATTATTAAAACACTTGAAAAATGGGAACAATATTCCAAATAATTAAAACAGTGATCGCTTTAGGTGCGATTGGTTACGGTATGTACGTTTTATTTACGATATAATGGCAAACAAACACCGCGATATAGATATTGATGAACTTACAAAGTACTCACTAGAGTATTGCGATGAATGTATTGAGAATACAAATGAGGTCGCTACTTCAAGCGGTAAAATACTTGAGATTAGAAACCGACATTTACCAACGATAAAGTATTTCTTACTTCATTGGTTAAGACGTGAACACCCTGAGTTTTATATGCTTAAACGTACTCAGTTCTATGAGGCATTGAAAAGCGATACACACCCATTATCGAACACTATAAAAGCATTAGATGAAGATTTCAAGGCTTTAGCTGAGGACATTGTAGCGAACGAAGGCAAGGGAATATTCTATGCAAAGAATAGATTAGGTATGCACGATAAGCAACATATCGAGAATAAGACGGTAGATAAATTTGAGTTCGACGATTAAAGGATATAGACCACATTCAAAACAGAAGATAATACACGCATCGATCAATAACGAGGACGCGAAGTATTACGTTTGCAATATTGGTAGGCAGTTCGGTAAGTCGTTACTAGCAGAGAATCAAAGTCTATACTGGTTAATCAATGATAAAGGCAGTTCGGTAGGTTGGGTTTCTCCAATCTATAAGCAATGCAAGAAAGTATACGACGAATTAAAGCGTGCCACCTTAAGTAGTGGACTATTTCAATACAATGATACCGACCTAATTATAAAAGGGTTCGGTTCTAAACTGCAATTCTTTAGTGCTGAACGTCCGGATAACATTCGAGGTAATACATTCGACTATTTGATATGTGATGAGTTCGACTTTATGAAAACCAACACGTGGGAAGAGGTATTGCAACCTACTGTACTAGTCAAAGGTAAAAAGGTAGTATTCATTTCAACTCCGAGAGGTAAACGAATGATGTACAAGCTATCTTTATTACGCCACAATGATGATAGATACCGATACTTTCAATTTAGTTCGTATGACAATCCTATGATTGACCCGCGAGAGATTGATAGCATTAAAGAAACCGTACCCGAACACATATTTAAACAAGAATATCTAGCTGAATTTATCGACGGTGCAAGTGGACTGTTTAAGAACGTTCGTGAATCGGTACAACTAGCAACGGCAAGCGGTAAACTATTCGGAGGTTTAGACATTGGACGAGCGGATGACTATACGGTACTAACAATTGGAACTAAAGACGGTGGGGTTTTGCACGTTGAGAGATGGAGACAAGACGAATGGACTAGAATAATTGATAAGGTAGCGGAAGTTATTAGAAAGTACAATGCTAGTGTGTACGTCGAGGTTAATAACCAAGGCGATGTATTTTATGAATTACTACGTGTAAAGGTTGGTAATCTAGTCGAACCATTTACAACGACATCGAAGTCTAAACCGATCATGATTGAAGATTTAGCGGTTGCATTTGAACAAATGGAATTGAAGCTACCTAACCATGAGTTTCTAATAGATGAACTTGAAGCGTTTACCTACGTGTTCGACGCTAAAACACGCCACGTAAAGTATGCAGCACCCGAAGGAATACACGATGATAGTGTGATTAGTTTAGCATTATACAATCAAGCACGTAAGAATCTCTCACAGCGCGGTAAATACTTCGCATCATGAGGATTCGACACGTTTATATTATATTAATTTTGTTATCTTTGCTATTATGGTATCTTCTAATAAGCCTTATAGGGTTCTTAATCTAAGTTCAAACGATTACGCAAACTATGCGAATGACAATGCGAGGGCGTTACGTTCGATAGGAGTTGATTGTAAGGACGGTTCTATTAATGCACATCCGTTTGGGTACAAAACGCAGGGAGTCATAACGACAGCGGCTCAAATCATGATGAACTATAATAAGTACGATTGCGTACAGATATTCCATACTGATATGAATCTGTACAATCTAGTTAAAGACCATCCAAATATTGTAGTGTACCATACGGGAACGAGATTTAGGCAACAATCAGAACACTATGCAAATGCTTTTCCAAATGCGAAGATAGCAACCGATCAATGCGAGTTTCTATTGCAGTATCCGGATATGTACTACATAGCACCACATACGGAATTGAAACCCGTAACGAAACAAACAAGCGGTAAGTTAATCATTGGACATTATCCTAGCAACCCTGATGTAAAAGGAACGAAGCAAATAGAGGCGATGTTAGCACCTTTTCACAATGATTTTGATATACGAATCGACACGAAGAAATTAACGCATGAAGAGAATTTAAAACGGGTAGGAGAGTGTGATATTTATATCGAACTGTATGCACCAACTCAGAACGGTAAACCATACGGATGTTTCGGGACGTCTGCATTTGAAGCTACGGCATTGGGGGCGGTAACGATAACGAATAATATCAACCGCAAAGCATACGAGGACGTATACGGACGCCAACCGTTCTTAACACCACATACCGAAAGAGAATTTCAGAATACTATATTTGGACTAGCAGACCGAGATGGATACGACATTGTGAAGGAAGCAATGCACGCAGGTTTCTACGAAAAGCATAGCATTACAGAAACGGGTAGAAGAATTAAAAGATTGATAGAGAGATGAAAGCAAACCTAAAAGACTGGATTGAAGCAACCGCAAACCTAAACAAGCGAAGACAATTTTATGGACATACGAATGACAACGTACATACAACGTCCACAATTAGCACGTATAAAAACCATATTGAAAAGTGTGGTTATGGTAAGTCAGTTCTTGACGTGGGTTGTGGTTCGCAGTCGTTACGATACCAATTACCCGAAGGAGTTAAGTACTACGGGCTAGATGCGTTCCCAATTGTACCCGATACGATTGAATGTGCTATTGAAGATATGACAGACTTAACAGTAGATACTTGCTTTGCATTTGCAGTATTAGATAATTCTAGGGATTTCTTTGAGGCTTGTGAGTCAATGAAACGAATAGCACAGCGAAACATAGGTATATTGACGGGTATTGATATAGATGTGGATGAATACCATACGTTTAAATTACAACTATCAGACTTCGATATAGCTTTTGAGGGTTGGAAATGTACACATAGAGAAAAATTACAGCCTAAAGTTTGGCTATTAAACTACGAAAAGCAATGAGTTTTCCAAAGGTTACGATAATAATACCGTTCCATCATGATCGTGGGTGGTTAAATGAGGCTATTAATTCAGTAAAACAACAGAACTATCCAGGAGAAATAGAACTGATACTATCCGAATCTCCTAACTCGGTAGGTTACAACATCAATCGAGGGGTTGAAATGGCTACGGGTAAGTATGTCAAGTACCTATGCGACGACGATAAGTTAACGTTTAACTGCATTTGGGATTCTGTACGTTCTATTGATGGGTTTGATTTCATTCACGGCAACGCAATTAACAAATGGTCAGGACGTGAAGAGTTCCAAAGACCAACTAAAGCTAAGCCAACACTTGAGAATATGTTAACAAACAACGTTATCCACGGTGGTACACTTATGTACTCAAAGGAACTGTTCAACAAGGTGGGGCTGTTCGATGAGTCGCTAGATTGTGCTGAGGAATACGAGTTTAATATGCGATGTTTACAGAAAGGAATGAAGCTAGGGTATTGCAATAGTACGCTATACATTTACAGACGCCACGATGAACAAAAGAGTTTAGGTAAGCAAGCGAACCAAGCGATACGAAAAGAAAAGATTGAAGCAATTAAAAATAGATTTAGATGAAAGAATTAAGATTACCAAAGCGTACCGAAGATCTACGCATTAAACACTTCAAAGCGTTATCGAATCCAAACTATACAGACACGCCAACGATTAGAGAGGTGTGCGATTTTATGGCTGAGTTTACGGGTGAACATTATAACGATGTGTTGACTTGGGACATTCCGCACATGATAGATGCGTATGTTCACGTAAAGGAATTGTACAGTGATATAAGGATAAACAAACCACAGCAAGTTATAACAATCGGTGGTATGGAATACGAACTAATTAACCCCCACAAAGTCGGGGCAGGTTGGCATATGGATTTCGCAAAGGGAGATATTAATACAGATCCAATATGGATGGCTTGTTTATTCTATTATCCAAAGGGTGTGCGATACGGTACAACGGATGACAATAAGAACCTACTCTATCCAATTGCAGAGCGTCGTAATGCAGTAGAACGTGAAATGGATTTACAAACATTTTTAGAGGCGTCCGCTTTTTTTTTGCAGAAAATCGAACGATCAATGAGAGGCTCTATGGAGAAAAGAAAAGCAACGGAAAAGACAGTCAAGATAATTCAAAGTTTGCGTGGGAGGAAGCCATTGATATAATAGCGAAGGAGTTTTTTAACGGGGATTGGGATGCAGTTACCGACTTGAATATTTACACATTAAACCATAGATTTAATTTTTTTGTACATAAACAGAAAAAAAATAACTTTAAGAAGTAGAGATGTCAGATGCTGATAAGATAGGAGCGTTAAACTTAGGACAAGCAAAGAAAGTCCTACAAGCGAAGAAAGGTAGCCCGTTAGAAGAGTTACTCAAAACGCTATGTCAAGACGTTTCCGATCAGCTAGTCGAGTCGTTGGATAGTCATGGAGTGAAAGCAAGTCTTAACCTTAGACAATCAATAAAGCCCGATAGTCAAGTTACGATTAATGGTAGTGAGGTTACGATAGGAATTAATGCAGACTTTTACTGGAAGTTTGTGAACTACGGTGTGAATGGTAGTGAGGTTGGACATGGTGCGCCCGATTGGGGAACGCAACCTGCTCAAGAAAAGAGTTTTCATCAAGCGATATTAGATTGGATTCCTTACACCGGTACAACTTTACCCGATGGATTCTCTAGTTACGATTCTTTCGCATGGGCTATTCAAACGAACATAGCGAAGAAAGGTAAGGAAGCAAGACCGTTCTATACAGACGTTGTGAACGATGAACTAGTTGAGTACCTACGTAAACCGATATCAGATTTACTAGGACGTTCAATACAAATTAATATAGTAGATCCATGGCTATAAATACTTATCGTTCAAGTCCCGTTAGTCAAACGGTTACAAGTGGTAATAAAAATACTTGCCCTAGTGAGGATGCTGTATTCAATGCGATTGCTTTGGTTGGTGGTGCTGCTACATTCCTAGCGCTTACGGATACACCTGCAAGTTATACGGGGCAAGCGTTAAAAGTTGTGCGAGTTAATGCAGGTCAAACAGCTTTAGAGTTCGTTACGTTGGCAGGTGGTGGCGATATGTTATCTACTAATAACCTTTCAGACGTAGCTAACGTTGCAACTGCTAGGACTAATTTAGGGTTAGATACAACAGCAAACCAAACCGATTCAACTGATAAACGTTTCATGTCAGATGCTCAAGAATCTAAACTTGACGGGCTAACTCAGTACACAGATGAACTTGCACAAGATGCTGTTGGTGCAATGGTGGCTAATAGTACATTTGTAAACCTTGCCTATGTAGACGGCACCCCTAGCTTAACCCCTTCACTTTCAGCAACGGGTACACCATCATCTACTACGTTCTTAAGAGGTGACAATACTTGGGGAACACCAGCAGACCCTTATGGATGGACTACAATAGTAAAGAGTGCAAATCAAGATGTGACGAATAGTGCGACGCTTGTAAATGATACGGACTTGCAGTTTTCAGTTGTTGCTGGTGGTCATTATATGATTGAAATGGACATAGTTTTTTCTTGTAATAATACCTCTTCAGATTATAAAAATGCCTTTAATGTAAGTGCTGGAACAATATCTGGAAAAGGTTTTATGATAGGTCCAACTGCAACGGGAGCGTCACAAGTAAATGAATATGCAGCAAATGCAGTGGCTACAAGTACAAATCTTGCCTTAGGTGCTCCGATAGCAAATCTTGATAATTTAGTAAGCACAAAAATTATTTTCTCTTTTATGGCTTCATCAAACGCAACTTTTAGGTATCAATTTGCACAAAACTCAGCTGTAGCTGCGACAACTGCTAGAACATGGAAAGGCTCAATACTTAAATATAAAAGAATAGACTAATGGCAGTAACAATACATACAACCCCCGCAGCGTTTTCGCCTTCTGATAATCCGCTAACATTTAGATTCTCATCTAATCAAACGGCACAAGCTAACTTTAGTTATATCGTTAAAACGTTTCTTAATACGGTTGAGATTGGCGAAGATAGGGTTTTTCCTGAGTCGGGAATTTATGCGCATTACGATTGTTCTAATATCGTTCGCGGTTTAATGCCTAGTCCATCGTTCTCAACTGCATTATGGCAAAACTCAGGCACTAACTCAAGTCTTTACATCACGGTAACGGAAGAGTATGGAACAACGCCAACACTACAAGCAAGCGCGACTAGTTCAACTATAAAGATATTCAAAGGACGTTTGAGTGATCGTGAGTGGGAATCATTCAGTAGCGCAACGTGGCAAAATCTATTGTTCCTTACCAACTATCCACGAACGCAAAGAATGGAAGTAATGCGAGCAACACCTGTTTACTTGAATATGATAACGGATGCTAGTAAGACTTTAGAGATTAAACTATACAATGGTGTTACGCTATTGGATAGCTATACCGATACACAAACCTATGTTATCGCTCAACTGAATTTGAATACTACAAACCTACAAGCGACTGCGGGATTTTCAAGTGGGGACATTACACTAGCAACGCATTATACAGTACAAATAGGAACGTCTGAAATACTTACGATATATTTCTATGATGACTATTGCTATTCGCCAAATACATTAACGTGGCTAAACGATTACGGTGCGTTTGATAGTTTTATATTTGCGCACAACTTAGAGCGTAATTCGAACGTTAAAGACCGTAGTTATTCTAAACAGTTTGGACAATGGAACGGTACATCATTTACATACGATTCAAACGATAGCGGAGAACGTCGAGTAGGTACAACAGTTTCCAACGAAGGAAACATATATACCGATTGGATTAACGAAACTAAACAACATTGGTTAACTGAATTGTACCGTTCGCCTTTACATCGTTTGTATGTAGGTTCTAGCGCATGGAGTGTTAAAGTTACAACGAACGCTTATAGCTTTAAGCAGCAACGATTCGAAGAGTTACTATCTGAGTCGGTTGGGTTTACGTATTCTTATAACCACCAATCAATGGTACTATGACAGATGAACTAATCGTAAACAGTCAGTCGTTGGATATGTCGGAAGCGTTACCCGTTCCGATTTCGTTCGCTATTGCAGACGTTAAAGATCCATCGAAGCGTAAACAATCGTTTTCTAAGCAAGTAACGTTACCGGATACAATGGTAAACCGCGCTTTCTTTACCGGTTCTTTTAGTTTGACCGTAACCGAGAACGGTATTTCCTTTGATGCTACCGAGAAAGCTACCGTAACACTAAAGAAAAGAGGTGTACAAGTACTTGACGGTGTGTTAAAGTTGGATAAAGTTACGGTACTAAACCAAGAAATGAAGTTTTTATGTACCGTTCTAAGCGATAATGTAGACTTATTTCAGCTATTATCCACGATAATGGTCAATGAATTGGACTGGAGTGCATACGATCATGTACTAAACCGTACAAATATTAAGGCTTCATGGGTTGCAACGGCAGGAACGGGCTATTATTACCCACTTATTGAGCGTGGAAACAACCGTTTAGGGGCTACAATTTGGCGAACAATTGATTTAATGCCGTACATTTACCTACGTGAAGCTCTAGAAAAGGCTTTAGATTGGGCTGGTATTGAGTGGGACAGCGCATTTTTAGATACAACTCAGTTCAAAAATATCCTATTCGGTTACGGTGGGGGAGAAATCCGTACCATTTCAGCAACCGATCAGGCTAATAGAAAGATTGAGATAGACAATGGGGACGTTGTGAACAGCTTAACAGCGTTCTGTAATACATCTTACTACCAACAAACGAATACAACCGTATCAAGAAACTTGAGTTATTCATTTAATTCATTCAATCCGTTCTTAGATACATACTTTACGAATACGATTACAAGCGACTTCCTAGATCAATACGATAATGGCGAGATTTCAATACAGCAAAACGGAAATTACAACCTAGCTTTCGGACTGAATATTGATTACTCGGTTAACGTTGGTACTATGACTTTCAATGCTATAACTTCGCCACGTTTAATAGTTCGAAGAAACGGTACACTAGTTCAAGAGGTTACTTGCAGCGTACAACCTTATACAACCGCTACGGGTACATTTGCACTTGACACGAATACAAACTTCAATCTGAATCTAAATGCAGGCGACTTGCTTACATTCGAGTTGAAGATACAAGGTGTGGGAGTTACTGCGGGAATAGGTGTTGCGGCTCAAACGGTTTCGGTAGCGTTATCGACTACGACACCAATAACAATAGACTTGACATCAATTGACACTACCATAACAGACGGCGCAACGGTTCGACTTCATAACTACATTCCTGCAATGAAATGTAGCGACTTGCTACTAGGTGCATTACGTCAATTCAACTTGTACCAATCAGAACCGAGTTTAGATGACGTTACGAAGATAGAACCTGCGATAGATTTCTATACTGGTACGGATGTGTTCAAAGATATTACTCAACAGATAGACCATAAGAAAGCGATTAACATACGACCTAGTGCAAACGAATATGCAAAGGTTATCAGTTATAAATTTAAAGATTCAAAAGATTACGATTTTGTACAGTACCTAGATAAGTGGAAAGAAAACTACGGAGACTTAGAATATACGCAAGGAAGTTACTATGCTAAAGGCGAAAACAAAACGGAGTTGCCATGGTCGACAATCATTCCGTATCAAGTTGCTCCGGGTATTCTTGTACCTAGATTCGTTAAGATTGAAAATAATGTAATGAAGCAAAACGCGGGTGCGCCTCGTATCATGTTCCGCAATGGACAAAAGACAGGTTCGTTTACTTTACGCGATACGGTTGGAACGGGTAGCGAACAATTAACAACTTACCCTTGTGTACATCATTTTGACAATTGGAATAATCCTACAATGGACTTGAATTTTAAGTTGGTTAACGAATTGTTTTATACGGCAACGATAGTAACAACGGTAAACTGTTTCTCAGAATACTATTCTGTATTCATTAACGAAATGACTAGTCCCGCAGGTCAATTAGTTAGCTGTTCTGTTACGTGGGACGAGCAAGAAATTAAAGCAAGGGATTTCGGTAAATTGATTATGATTAACGGGGGGTTGTTTAGATTAAATTCTATTAGTGAGTTTTCAGCAGACGTCGAAGCAAGTACCGAGATCGAACTAGTAAAAGTATTGAAGGCAAAGAAAGCAAGACGTAGACAAATTAATAGACCTGCATACGTACCACCAATATTAGGAGTTGGCGACTTAGCAAGCCCTCTTGGAGTTGGTGGCGATACGGGTGTAATATTGGGAGGTAATGGTATAGTAAGTACCGGAAATAGTAAAATAATAAGAGGATAGATATGAGTTGCGACAAATACGCGAGAATGATTATTAAGCAAGGAACGGGCATAGCTACGATTCCTGCAAGTACAGACCATAGAAATGGGGATTGGATAGCTACGGATATTTACGATGGGGAATTGTATTTAGACACAGCTACTGGTATAATCTATACATCGGTTAACGGTGTTATTCAGATTGCTGTTTACGGTACATCGACAAACTTTGCAAATACGGATTTGACTTTCGATGCAAATAGAACGCATAATACAGATGGGTTTACAATGTTCTTATCAACTGATAACGGAGCGTTTACGGAAGCAAGTTTGGAGATGTCTACAACGAATGCGAATCTATTGTTCGGCACGGCAGGTTTACTTATAACATCATCAGGTAGCTTTATTAAAGGTGGGGTTCAATATACAATTGCGAATAAACTCGCAAACTATACAATACTAGCTTCTAACCATATTATAAACTGTCCCTTAGGTACATTCACAGTTACGTTACCCAAAGCCGTTAGTATATCCGGCAAAGAATACATAATCAAAAACAGCGGTTCGGGTGTAATTACTTTAGATGGTAATGGTACAGAAACAATTGATGGGGCTTTAACACAAACATTGAACCAATACGACTCAGTTAAAGTTGTTTCGGATGGTGCTAATTGGATAATCATTTAATAAATAAACTATGAGTTACTTATTTAAGTCCCCAAAGGACGTACAATTTATTGGAGCAAAGTCCGATTTACCAACACCCGCAGCAGGTGTTATTACATTACTTGCAAATAAAACATACTTCTTTACGACAACGGTTGACTTAACGGGAGATCGTTTGGTATGTGGTGCGAATACAACTATTATCGGTGGCTCTTCTGAGAATTGTAGAATTAAATCTACGGGCTTAACGGGTACGGCTTTGATAACTTCGGTATATTCTTTACCCATGCGAAACATAACTATCGAAGCGGATGTAGCTATTGCACTTGACGGAGATGGAACTACAACGGCATTGGATTGGTTCGGTGTGAACTTTACAGATTGTGCAACGGTTGGAACGGTAAAGGATTATACTAACTTCATTATGGCAGATAGTGCCTTTCTTAATTCGGGTGGGCTAACGTTTGACGGTACTATTGGAACGGTAGGATTTTCTCAATGTCTATTCGATGTAAACGGAACGAACACCGCTTTTATACTACCGGCAACTTTAACAATTACTAGAAGATTCAGGGTTATCTATTCTTCATTCGTTGTAACAAGTGGGCAAACGGGAATCGATGCAAATGCTTCAGCTACTATACCAACAGAAGCATATATTTTAGATACGGTAAACTTCGCAGGTGGTGGTACATATCTAAGCGGTTTAACTCACACTTCGAATGATTCACTATTTATCAATTGTACTAACATAACGAACACAGCGGTTAACGGTCAATTATATATGCAAGGTAATGCAACAGCTACGACCATATCCAATACAACCGACTTCTATAAGGTAGCAGGAACTACAACGGCAAGCGCGGATAATTCGAAATTCAGTCATTCAGATAACAGACTAACTTGTGACGCTGTGATTTCAAGAAAGTATTTGATAATGGCATCCTTAGCGGTTACTAGTGGAGCATCTCACTTATTGGAGTTTGGTTTCTATGACTCACAATTAGCAGCAATACGCACACCGTCAAGAACTAAGGTTACTGCAAACGCAGGCGGAAGAGCTGAGAGTGTTACATTTATGTGCGTTGTTACAATGAAGTCAGCGGATTACATAGAGATATGGTGTAGAAATACGACGTCTGCACAGACAATCACAGTTGAACAAATGAATTTCACAATAACAGAAATTAAGTAATGGCAGAAGAAATAATATTTAAAGTCGGAGTCAATACGGGTAACACCGCGAAGGACTTAGATAGTATCGATAAAGAGTTAAAAAGCATTTCGAATACCTCCAAAGATATGGCGGGTATAGATAAACGTTTCGACGACCTTAACAAACGGGTTGCAAGCGGTACTATGACAATGCGAGAAAGTACCAAAGCAATTAAGGAATATCAAACGATAGCCTTGCAAGCGGGTGCAGAAAGTCCCGTAGGTCAACAAGCTATTGCGAACGCTGCAAAGTTAACGGATGAACTAGGGGATTTAAAGACTCAGATAAACAACGCTGCAAACGATGGACGTAATATGCAAGCGGCTCTACAATTAGGTAGTGGAATAGCTGCGGGATATGGGGCGGTGCAGGGTACAATGGCACTAGTCGGAGTTGAGTCTGAGAACTTGCAAAAGACCTTCGTTAAATTACAAGCGGTACAATCAGTACTAGCAGGAATCGAACAGATCCGTGCTATACTTGAAAAGGAATCGTTCTTAATGCAGAAAGCTAAGATTGTAGCGACTAAAGCACAGACCGCTGTTGAAATAGTTTATGCCGCTGCGGTTGGTGGTACTACGGGAGCAATGAAAGCGTTAAGACTTGCGATGTTATCTTTACCTATCGTGGCTATAATTGCGGGTATCGTAGCTTTGGTTGCTGCTATTGCATCGTTCGCTTCAGAAGAAGAGAAAGCAGAAGCGCAAAACGAAGCATTAACAAAGTCATATGAACGTCAAAGCGATGCATTAAGTAGATCAACATCTGCTAGACAACGTGAACTTGACAATATGATTAAACTCAGAACGGCTCAAGGTGCAAGCGAAGAGGAACTACACCAACTTGAACTTGACCGATTGAAAGAGTCTGAGATTGCGAGGGTTAAAGGGTGGGAGCTTGAGAGGCGGTTAATGGCTCAAAAGCAAACGCAATACTACCAAGCATTAAGAGAAGGTAACGAAGAACTTGCAACTTCTATTCGTGGCGAGGTTTCGCAACACAGGTCAAAATACCAAGAGTTGAAATCTTTAGACGGTCAATATAAAAATGACAAACTAGTTTTGGAAGCTGAATTTAAAAACAAGGAAGCTGAAAAGGAAGAGGAGTCGAATAATAAAGCTATTGAAAAACGCAAAGCACGAGAGGAAGCTGAAAAAAAGAGGCTTGAAGATGAAGCAAAACTACGTGCTGAACGTGAGAAATTAATGAAAGACTATATGCTCGCATCGATTGAAGATGAAGAGTTACAAAAGTTAATGATTCTCCAGGAGTCGCACAAACGTGAAGAGGCTGAATTGATCGCAAAGTTTGGAAAAGATACCGAACTATTAAAGCAATTACAGACTAAGCAAGATACGGAGTTGAACGCTTTGAATGAAGAGTTGGGCGCGCAAAGAAAAGCGGCTCAAGATGAAAAGGACAAGAAAGCGGAAGCGGATAAACTAGCAAAGATACAAAGCGATAATCTAAGCGCACGTTCACGTATCGAAGGCGAGTTGATGAATATGCAATTAGAGTCTGATTTGAAACGTGAATTGCAAGCGGAACTATGGAAGTTAGAAATGGAAGACGCATTATTAAACACCGATTTAACAGAAGGCGAAATATTCAAAATTAAAGCAGACTATGAATCAAAGTTATCACAGCTTAAAAAACAGAAAGCAGAAGAGGACAAACAAATCCAATTAGACACTATTAACGCATCGACTCAGATTGCAGCGCAGGGATTGAACTCAATTCAATCACTTTCAGACGCTATCTTTTCGGCTAAGATGTCAAAACTTGAAAAGGGTAGCGCAGCGGAACTAGCAGCAGCAAAGAAACAGTTTGAAATAAACAAAAAGTTACAGATTGCGAGTGCTGTTATTTCGGGGGTGCAAGGTGTTATTAATGCGTTAACGGCTCAGTCGGTTGTGCCGGAACCGTTTGGAACAATTCTAAAGGCAGCTAACGCGGTGGCAATTGGAATCAGTACGGGTGCAAATATCGCAAAGATTAAGAATAGTAAGTTCGAAGGTGGTGGTAGTGTTTCAAGTAGTGGTGGATCAGTTAGTGCGCCTTCTATGCCTATGCCAAACGTTTCAGAACCTAGCTTAACAGCAACGGCAGGACTCGCAGGAAGTGGTACAACTGATACCAAGCCAAACAAGGTCTATGTATTGGATTCAGACATTACAGCACAACAAAACCAAAGCGCAAAAGTGCAAACATTAGCAACCTTTGGCGGTTAAAAAGTACATCGTTTTTTAAATTTTAACTTTAATAAATAGAGAATGACAAAGTATTATAAAATAGTAGTAAACGAAGATGACGATACGGGTATTGATTTCAATGCCTTTGTCGATGTTCCCGCTCACTTAAAAGGATTCATAGCCTTTGGTAAGGAACAAATTAAGTATTCGTTTAATGATGAAAAGCGTATTGTTACGGGTGTAATGATTTCAGCGGGTACACCTATTTATAGATTCAGTCAGGAACTAGGCGAGCATTACGTTTTCTTTGAACCGCAAACTATCGAACGCATTAGAAGAAAGTTCTTTAAAAATGGATTCATTCAGAATCTTAATAAAGACCACGATCCAAACCAAGTCACAAAGGATGCGTTTCTAGTGGATTCGTATATCGCTAGTAACTCAGATCCTAAACTACCGAACATTCCCGAAGTATTTAACGGTCAATCTTTACAAGACGGTACATGGATTGCAAGCTACCAAGTAACAAGCGACTCACTTTGGGAAGATGTTAAAAGCGGAAAATTCAACGGCTTCTCAGTTGAGGGACTATTTGAAAAACAAGAAGTAAAAATCAAAACAAATATAACAATGAAGAAACAAAGCAAAAGTATTTGGGACATCTTTAAAAAAGAAGTTTCAAGTACTGAAACATTCGCAAGTGCTACTACTGCGGAAGGTGTTGCTGTTACTTTCGAAGGTGAATTGGTTGAAGGAACGCCCGTGTTTATCGAAACAGAAGGCGAACAAATGCCAGCACCGGAAGGAGAACACCAAATTACCTTAGAAGATGGTAGTGTAAAAGTTATTGTATTGGATGCACAAGGTTTAGTTGTATCTGTTGCAGACGTAGAAGTAAACGAAGATGAAACGGGAGTATCTAAGGAAGAGGTTGCAGATGCAATGCGTTCTATGATGTCAGAAGTTAACGATCGTTTCACAGCTATCGAAGCAATTAACACAAACCTAGTAGCAGAAAATGCGCAATTGAAATCAGAAATCGAGTCTTTCAAAGCGTCTGGAAAGTTCGGTGCAAATCCAAAAAAGACAGACGAACCAAATACTAGAATGTCAATTGCTGACATGATTAAAAACGCAAAAAAATAATATTATGCAAATCGGAAGATTGGGGAAATCCCTAAAAGAAAAATTTGACTACGATGTAACGGGGTTACCTGCGTGGACAGACAACACAATGCCAAACGTTATCACAGACGTTATTGAAAATTCTAATTTCTTAGGTCGTTTGACTTTGGAAGAGAATGTAAAAGGAACAAAGGAAATCGCGTTATTGAATGCTGATGTAACTTTGAAAGCGAAAGTATCTTGTACTCCTTCGCCTGATGGTTCGGTTATCTTCACTGAAGAGAACTTAACAACAGTTCCTTTGTACATGGGTATCGAGTTCTGTAATGAGGACTTAAACACAAAGATGACTCAAGTATTGAACGTATTAGGATTGAAGCGTCAAGAAGGACAACTTCCTGCACCGCTTGAAGATATCCTTATGGCTTACCTTTTGAAGAACTTACAGCGTAAGGCTCAAAGATTGGTTATCTTAGGAGATACTGGTTCTGTTGATGCTGAATTAGCTTTGATGAATGGACTTCGTTACCGCATTAACAACAATACAGACGTTGTTGATTACATGAGTGCTGAGGCGTCAATTACAGCTTCAAATGCTTATGCTATCGCTTACGGTTTATTCAAAACTATTCCTGCTGAATTGTTCGATAACGGATATACAGTTGAGATTTTCTGCGGTAGAGATAAAGCGTTATTGATTCTTGAAGATTGGAACAATGCTAATCCTTACTCTCAAGTTGCTGTACCTACCGAGGTTGGTACTTCAATGGAGTTTGTTCTTCCTTTGACTAACATTAAAGTAGTAACTCTTCCTGAGTTGACTGGGACTAACGAAATGTGGGCTTTGCCTTTAGCGTTGGCTTTCTTAGGTGTTGATTCATTGGATGATATGTCATACGAAATTAAGTACGATTCTTACAACGATAAATTGAAGGCTGAGGCTTCTTTCCGTTTAGGAACAAACATCGTATGGGGTCAGTATTTCACACGTTTACAGTTAGCTGTATCTTAATTCGATAGGACGTGAGCTGCGAAATCACAACTGGTTACAGTAAGGTATGCGACTCTCCGGGGGGAGTTGCTACCATTTACGCATGGGCAACTTCAAACGTAGATACATTGACTTATGCAGCGGGTGAAATCACTGCTTTGACTTTGGATGCGGGTAAGTATTGCTATGCGTTCAATGTAGAGATTGAAACGGCATCATTCAACGATAAGAAAGTTGGTGAGCGTGCAAATTCTGCATACGGTAGAGAACAATCGGGAACGGCTGTTCTTCACGGTAACACTGCCTCAATGATCGTGAATATCGAAGAACTAGTAAAAGGACGTCATACGGTAGCGGTTAAGCTAAACGACGATACTTACGAGGTGTTCTTCCTAGAAAACGGCGCTGTTGTAACAGATGATCGTGCTACGGGAACTGCATACGAAGATATGAACGGAACGACACTTACATTTGCCGGTAAGGAAAAACAAAAAGCAATGAAGATCAGTTCAGCGATTATTCTTGCTATGCTTTCTCCATTATCATAATCTAACTGGGGGGCGGGAAACGTCCCCCTTTATTTAAACCCTATGGAATACCACTTTATAAAAGGATTCGGTATGATTCCGAATACACCTGAGAACAAAGAAATACTAATCAAATTAGGAAAGATTCCAAATGATACTATTAAACAAAAACCAATCGAACACGATAGCGTTAACATTGTCAGAGTTGGCAAATCCAAACGTAGCAAGTAATTGGTTATTTCGTTTCGTCTTAGAACAAGATAAGTCATATGAATATCTAAAGTTCCTTACAGATGAAAACGCAAACTTTGAAAGATTCAACCTTTTTACTTTAGTAGAGTCTACGGATATTACATTCAAGTTCAAAGGCGATTATACATATTACGTTTATCAAATGCCCGATACAAATGATACGGTGTACGCACGAGGTATATTAGTGGAATTTGGAAAGATGCGACTGATTGACACGCCAGTAACAATGGCAACATTTACACCAACAACAGATACACCAATTTATGATTCGTCAGCTATTTAGAGAAGCAAACCAACCGCAACCGATTGAGAAGGTTGATAAGAAAGGTTGGATTAAGTGGGGAACTGAGAACCTATATGCACAATTTCTAGTTGGGTTGTACTACGATAACCCTATTCACGGTGGTATAGTTAACCAAAAAATCAAGTTTATCACAGCGGGCGGTATCGAATCGGTCAATACTGATGCCTTAACGAACGGGAAAAGCACGTATAACTACGAAGAGATTGTAGAAAACGTTGCTACCGATGCTGAAATCTTTAACGGTTGGGCGGTTGTTTACCGTAAAGACCTTGCAACGGGACAATGGTACGCTAGTCCGATCGACTTTGAACTACTTAGACAGACGGAAAACGGTGTATTTGTAGACTATTCGGACGATTGGAGTAAGACAAATCAGAACGATAAGACAAATTATAAGCGATTTAAGTCTATTTTCTACGTTACAGATGAAGATACGGAGTGTATTTTCTATAATATCGAACGTCCTAAGCAACGAAAACTAGACAAATCAAAGGATTTAACAGCTAATTACTACCCGTTTCCTACCTATAATGGTGCGATTACGCAGATAATGGCAGGCATTGAGATGGATTACTATACATATTCAGAGGTAATCAATGGGTATAAAGGCGGTACTGTTATCAGTTTACTTAATGGTGTACCGGATAGCATACAAGAAGAGAACAAAATAATCGAAAGAGTTAAAGGCGAAGCAACAGACCGCGATAAACAAGGCGGTATTACGGTGCTATTTGCAGATGGTAAAGATCGCGCTCCTGAGATTAGCCAAATGAACGGCAACGATCTCGATAAGCGTTACATCGAAACGGGTAAAGAAACAATCCGTAAGATAATGATTGCGCATGGTGTAATTAGTCCCGCTTTATTTGGTGTGTTGAGTGAAACGATGTTCGGTAGTAAGGAAGAAATGCTTATTGCTTACCAATTGTTTCAAGAGAACTACGTTAAGCACCGTCAAGATATGATTGCAGAAGGTCTTAACTGGGCTTATAAGAAACTAAACAAATTAGAGTTAGGTTTAACGTTCAAAGAATACAATTTACAGTTAGAACAAAACGTCGAAGAGGTTAATGCTGTAACTACTGCGATTAATAGCATGAGTCCATTGGTGGCAAATGCACTATTAAAAGCAATGACAATCAATGAGCAACGTGCATTAGGTAAATTACCTCCGATTGAAGGTGGGGATACTCTTCAAACAGAAGTAGCACCCGCAGCGTTTAGTTCAGAAGATAAAGTTCTAGATTTATTTGCAGCTTGTGGTATTCCAAAGCAAGGTGTACAAATCGTTTCAAGTCAAGAGTTCAAAGAAGATTCAAGCGAAGATGATTTTAAACGTTCGTTCTTTGGTGGGCGGTTTGAAATGAACTTAACAGATGATGACCGTAACATCTTGCAAATGATTAAGAACGGAGAAAGCTACGATGCTATTTCTAAAGCTATCGGTAAAGGAGGGGTTTACTTATCAAAGCGTTTGTTTCAATTGCAAGCGAACGGATATGTTAACGATTGGACGGTAACGGATAAAGGAGTTTCAGCTAGTGCCGTACTTGCAGATTTAGAAGTGCTATATTCTTACGAGTTAAGACCCGATGCACCCGACTTAGTACCTGGAGGAAAGTCTAGACCGTTTTGCGAAAAGCTAATTGAACTAGACCGATTATATTCACGCGAAGAGATTAACCAAATTAGTGCAAGTATAGGTAGAGATGTTTGGTATTATCGTGGCGGGTGGTATCACAATCCTGACACGGATAAAAATACACCATCTTGTAGACATCTTTGGAAAATGAATTTAACAGTAAAATAATGGGAGCATTTTTAACAGATATAGATAGTATTAAAGAACGCGGTTTTGTAAATAAGAACGTCGAGAATAATATTATTACAACAACGCTTAGAAGAGTACAAGATACAATGCTTTTGCCTATTTTGGGTACTACGTTTTTTAAGCGATTGTTGCAAGGTGTTGAGGACTCAGATTTAACAGCTGACGAAACAACACTACTAAACGATTATATTCTTGACTTTCTAACGGCTGCGGTGGATTACCGTATAGTTAAACCATTGTCATATGAAATACGTTCCAAAGTAGTAGGACAAGCGAAAGACGAACACATACAACCCGCTACGCAATCACAAATAAACGAATTAGAAGATTCTTTACTTGAAGATGTGAACGTGTATAGAAATAAGCTAATCGGTTACTTGAAAGATAACTGCGAGTTGTTCCCTACCTATAAAGAATATTTGTGTACCTTTGAAACGATAGCACCGGATAAAGGTGAAACGCGAACAAGGATAAGATTTATATGAAGATAAGCAAGAAAGTAAAGGAAAAACTAGAGGCATACTACAATGATAAAAAGTCCAAATCAAATACGACTAGAACTAGCGGAAATAGCAAGCGACCACCTACAAATAAATAGTTTTTTTTGGGGGGACTTTCTGCGAGCGTATAAAGAGGAAGAGTTAAACTATCCTTTAATGGGTGCGTTCTATCCTAGCGGTTCGTTTCTTAAAAATCAAACTCAAATACAACTTACAATATACGTTGCTGATAAACTTTACGATTCATGGTCGAACCTTAACGAAGTTGAAAGCGATACTTTGCAAGTTTGTAGGGACGTTTACCAAATCGTAAACAGTTCGGCACGTTGGCAAGCTATCGGACGTGTTCAAAGTTGTACCGTTACGAAGTTTATAGACAAAGGTGGGGACGGTGTAGCAGGTCATCAAATGGTATTCCAATTTTTGCTACGTGATCGCGATGGTATTTGCAATATTCCGATTGAAGGTTACGACTTTGAACAAATAGCGGGTTCTGTTTGTTACGCTGCAATAGTTGAAAATACAGATGCAAGCTATCAAAGTACCGTTGCGAGTGGTGCAACTTTGGTATTACCCGATACGACTTACAATTTCGTAGTGAACGGTGTAACAACTACAACTACAATACCAACTTTAAAAAACGAAACAATTAACATAGTATGGCAGTAACAGTAAATATACCAACAGAAGTAAGTCAAACCATTACGGATGGAGTGACCAACAAAGCACCGAGCGAAGATGCTGTATTCGATGCGTTGGCAGGAAAAGAATCGTATATTAGAAACACCAATGGCAAAAAGTGGGCTATTTATGGCGATTCATTTAGTGATGAGCCAAATGACTACGCATCACTTGTAGCTTCTAAACTTGGTTTAACAACTACAAACTACGCAGTAAGTGGATATAGATACTCGCAAGCCTTAACGGTTATTCAAGGGCAAATTGCAGGCGATGCAAATTTCTTCGATACGTTCGATTATTGTTCTATTCACTTAGGTGTAAATGATTTTGCAGGAAATCACCCACTAGGAACGGTTGAATCGTTGAGTACTGATGCAAACGTAGCCGGATATTTAAAGAAGTGTATCGAACTTATCTTAACTTCGAATCCTTTAATTACGCTTTTTATTATCACACCGCCTGAAGCAAATGGACTTGGTGTAACTTATAAAGGTACAAATACGCAAGGGTACACATTAGCACAATTAAACAATGTGATTTCAAATATCTGTATGTATTATGGTGTTCAATGTATAGACTTATACAATACTTGTAACTTCAATCTATTTACTATACCTACTTTAACAGTCGATGGGCTACACCCTAATGTAGATGGAAGAGAATTGATTTCTAATATCGTTGCTAGTGCGTTTAGAAATATGAATTCACAAGGTAATTCTAATAATTTGACATACTCAGATTTAAGAATAATTGATGCGATTAGAAAAATAACGCTAAAAGATAATACAGCTAATTCACGCTTTGATATTCACGATGGTACAAATGCTGTCATTTCTTTAGTTGCTAATGGTCGAATTGGCGTAAATCAAACAGCACCTTCACACCCTATTCAAATAGATTCTGTATTCGCTGCTCAAGCGGATGGTGTTGTGCGTTGGGGTTCTAATGCTTTAAGTGGGAATAATAGAGGTAGTTTAAGTTGGGATAGTGGCAAAGCAACGGTAAATGGGCAGCAATCATTAGGATTGTTTGCAGGCGGTGGAGAAAGAATATTACTAGACTTATCAGGTAATCAAGTTTTAGGTACACAATCAGTACTAGCTACAAACGCTACAAACGGCTTTACACATATTCCAACGTGCGCAGGTATTCCAACGGGTACACCTACTTTATATACTGGAAAAGTACCTATGGTATTTGATACAACAAATGGAAAACTTTATTTATATTCTGGCGGTGCTTGGATAGCAATGAATTAATTATGATGACACCCGATAAAATACTAGACTTCTTAAACAAAGGTGGAACACTAGCCGTAGCTATCCTTGTTTGCTCGTATGCATTTATACGAATTGAACGCTTAGAAAGGAAAACAGATAATTTGCAAGCGGTTGTAATCGACTGCTATAAAGAACGCTTAGAAGATGTATCTATGATGAATATGTCTGCTAGTTTACCGCTACCTATTCCCAAAGAAACTTACGCAATTATGCCTAACAATCCGGTAGGAGAAATTAAACGCAAATGTTGAAACGAATATTCATAGAATCCACGCAAAGAAACGGCAAGTTTAGTCCTACTTTGCTTACAATGGCTGTTGCTAGTTGGTCGTTTATCTTATACGGGTGGGCTGACTTCTTTAAATCAGGCTACAATAGTGAGGTGTTTTGGGGCTTCCTTGCAGTAGGTACGGGAATTAAAATAACGGATGCGGTAAGTAAGAAACTTAAACCAACAATGGAATGAGAAAGATATGGGAAGAGAGGGTACTAGTAGTATTGATTCTATTAGTCGTTATTTGGATTGGATTTTTGTACGGATGTTCTGCTTCGTATCACTTAACTAAGTACCAAAAGAAGGGCGGTACGTGTGGACAAATAGACACAATTCAAACGGTACACTATGACACCGTAACAAATCGTTATTACTACAAAGATTCTTTGATAATTGTAAATGATCGCGTTGTGCCTTTCACACGTACAGAAATTCGTTACAGATACAAAACTATGCGCGATACTATTAAACTCACAGAAACGAAGATAAAGTACCAATTCAAGCAATCTAAACAACAACGCAAAGTTGACACGCAATGGAGCAAAACAATTAATTTAGTTTTAATCGTTGGTTTGGTTTTAATAATTTTGTTTATATTAGCAAAAATATTTAAACGATTTATATGAAACTATCCGAACACGTAACTGTTGAAGAATTTGTAAATAGCCCAACAGCAACGAATAGAGGTATATCTCAGAGGATGGATAGCACCACCACTCAGAAAGCGAAAGACCTATGCGAGAACGTATTTGAACCGATACGGGCTTACGTTGGTAGACCGATTGCGATAAACTCAGGATATAGAAGTCCTGCGCTAAATCGGGCTGTTGGTGGTGCAATGTCTAGCCAACACGTTCGAGGCGAGGCAATGGATTTAGATTTGCATGACCGCGACCTATTCGAGTGGATAATTGATAACGTTGAGTTCGATCAGTTAATAGCAGAATTTGGTAGTGGAGATCAGTTTGGATGGTTTCATATATCATACAGAAAAGGTGCAAACCGTAAACAAGTTCTAAGGGCTACGAAAAAAAACGGTAAGGTGGTTTATTCACCATACGAAAAACACTAAACTACAAAGCCTCATATCGGGGCTTTTTTAATTTAACCATATGAGTATTACTAGAAAAAGAATGTTTTTCGATATTGAAACGTCTCCGAATATCGGTATCTTTTGGCGTTCCGGTTACAATTTAACAATCACACCTTACGATATTATCCAAGAACGTGCAATCATTTGCGTGTGTTGGAAATGGGAAGGCGAAGATGAAGTACATTCTTTGAAGTGGGATAAGAAACATTCCGATAAGAAACTACTTAAAGACTTCATTAAAGAACTTGAAAAAGCGGATGAAGCAATCGCACACAATGGGGATAGATTCGATATTAAATGGCTTCGCACACGTGCATTATTTCACGGTGTTGAAATGAATCACACGCTAAACACAATTGACACGCTTAAATGGGCTAAAAGTGGCTTTAATTTCAATTCAAACAAACTAGATTACATCGCTCAATTCTTAGGAGTTGGTAAGAAAATGGAAACGGGCGGTTTAGATTTATGGAAAAGGGTATGTTTAGAGAAATGCCAGGATAGTTTACAGAAGATGGTAGACTATTGCAAGGTCGATGTTGAAATATTAGAAAAGGTATTCCACAAATTGAATCCGTATAGCAAACCGAAAACACAATATGCAGTTTTAACCGGTGGCGAAAAGTTTGAATGCCCTGAGTGCGGAAAATTAGGACACCACAAAGACCGAAGAACAACGGCACATGGTACGATTAAACACGGTATGCAATGTTCTGATCGCCGCACTTGCAGAAAGCAATGGAGTATTAACAATAAAACGTACATGGATTATCTACAATATAGGATGCGAAACAATTTATAACCAAACAAACAACAACGGAAAGGCTCACTTATGGTGGGCTTTTTTTGTATAGTATAATATGCAATTACACATAAAAACGATGAAAAAGAATAATATAATAACCGTTCATCATTGATATTTACCGTTCGTCACAATTTGAATAAATAATTGTTAATAAGTTCACTATCTTTGTAGAAACCAAATGTAAGAGATATGAATTTACAAGCACTAAAAATCAAAGCCGATTCGATGAGTTTCCTTATCCGGCAAATCGAAGTATGCCAAGCGGAAATTAACCGCTTAGAAAATCGTAAACGCATTATGACTGAACTAAACGAAGAGGGGTTTGTATTTGAATATACAGCACACGACTTCGAAGAGGTTGAATCTGAACTATCCGACTGGAGAAGAGGAATTTTACAGTACACAAATCAAATAGAAAAGTTATGAATCCACTAACTAAATGGCTACAAAGCCAAACGAAACCAACGCAAGCGGAGAACAGCTATACAGAACCGAAGCGAATTAAAATACAGTCAACAGTTGACTTAGGTAAAGGTCTTAGCTTTAACGAGAAAGCCGAGCATATTTTTAAACAAATAAAAGAATTGAGATGAAGGTAGGAGATAAAGTAACGTTTAGAAGATGGACTGATTCAGAAGAAACTGGATTTACATTTGTAGGGGAAAAACATATTGGAAAAGAATGCACTGTTTTAAAAGTGGATGGTAGTGATAATACGTTATTATTAATGCCTAATAAAGCTAATTCTTTTTGGATTCCAAATGTGGCTATTCAACAAATAAAACACGAAAGAATTGGATGCAAACCATTAGATCCACTACCTAAAAAAGACAAAATTGTTAAACGTGTTTTAAAAGCATTTAAGCAACGTTCTGATATCGGAATAAAGAAGTACAACACAACGCTAGAAAGAACCGATCTAAGCACATTAGAATGGCTCACGCATCTACAAGAGGAAATGATGGATGCAACACTTTACATTGAACGATTAAAACAAGAATATGACGCCACAACAAATTAACCAATTAGAAACGGTTACGCGTATTCAATGCTTAATGCAATGCGTATTGTACCAAATAGATGAACTATCGAGCGACACTATATATAAGCGCGAACATAAGCAACGATTTGAGAATTTCTATACATACATATCAAAACTTGTCGAAACGCTCACAGATGGATTTAAAAGCGAAGATAAGCAAGTACAGAAAGAAATGGAAAGTTACGTTAAGATATGTAACGAGATTGAAGAAATATTAACTAAGGTAACAATTGAAAGATGATTAGAGTAGATTTAAAACTGTTTAAGGATTATATTGATAGTATGGGCTTTAATCAGTATACACGTAAACGAAGAGTAGTTTATTCTAGGTATGTGTGTTTCAAATTCATGAGAGATTATGGATATACATTTGAACATATTGGAGAAATGTTTGATAAGTCGAATGAAGTAGGTAAGTTAGATCATGCTACTGTATTGGCAGGTGTTAATAAATACCATGAGTTAAAATGGTATGCAGACTTTAAAGAGATTAAAGAGGATATTGAAGTAGTGTTAAAATCATTCACTTATAAGCAATCTATATTTGATATTACTCAATACGACTTATCATTATTCAATCTTACTAGTATAGAGCGAAACATACTAGAATGTACAACAATTGCAGACTTTACAGTGTTGAAAAATATTGTTATAAAATCCAAAATATTACCTAACTTAGCTGAATCTAAAGTTTCTAACGATTCTTTTCATTTGGTAGGTTAGGTTTTAAGCGCGTCTGTAATGGATGCGCTTTTTTAATAACCACTCAACACGTATAAAAACCGTTCAACACAAATTGAAAAATAGAATGTTAATAAATAGTAATTTCACATAAACAAATAAATAAAAACCAAATGAAAAGTAAGATTAAAACACTAAAAGAATGGATCGAAGTTGTTAACCCTAAACCTATCAGCTATGAATTATAGTGATTTCGTTCAACAAAAGAAACATTCGGTAGGTAGTTTTGGATTTACTCCTAACTACATTCCTGAAATGGCTTTCGACTTTCAAAAGCATATTATAGAGAAAGCAATTGAGAAGGGACGCATGGCTATTTTTGCAGATACCGGACTAGGTAAAACACTTATTCAACTATCAATTGCAAAAAACATTATTCAGCACACAAATAAGAAAGTATTGATATTAACTCCGTTGGCAGTTGCGTTTCAATTTATTATCGAAGCTGAAAAATTAGGAATTGACGATATAGAGTATTCAAAAGACGGAAAGCATACAAAGAAAATAGTACTATGCAACTACGAACGATTACATTATTTCGATTCAAATGATTTCGAGGGTGTAATATTAGATGAAAGTTCGATATTAAAAAACTTCGACGGTAAAATTAAGAACCAAGTAAACGCTTTCATTAAGAAAATACCGTATCGTTATTGCTCAACAGCCACTCCTAGTCCGAACGATTTTATCGAATTAGGAACTACAAGCGAGGCACTAGGTTACATGGGTTATATGGATATGCTAGGTAAGTTTTTTAAGAACAATCAAAACTCAGTAGATTCAAATAATCGTAACATAGGTGAAAAGTTCTATTTAAAGCCACACGCTGAAAATGATTTCTTTGCATGGGTTAATCAATGGGCTATGATGGTTAAAATGCCATCCGATATAGGGTTTTCAAATGATCGTTACATATTGCCAGAACTAATAGTAAATAAGCATATTGTAGAAAATCAGTCTTTAATTGATGTTAATGGTCAAGTTCAAATGTTTACACCTATAGCAAAGTCAATGACAGAGGTTAGACACGAACAAAAGCAAACTGAGTACAAACGATGTGAAAAGGCTATTGAATTAGCAAGTGGAAAAACATCTGTTTATTGGTGCAATACAAATAACGAAAGTAAACTACTTCGAGAAATGGATTCGAACGCGGTTGAAATTATCGGTAGTCAGTCAATCGAAAAGAAAGAAGAAATACTTTTAGCATTTGCAAACGGTGAAATAGAAAGACTAATTACAAAGGCTAAAATGACTTCAATGGGTTTGAACTGGCAACATTGTCAACACTCAGTATTCTTTCCTACATGGAGTTACGAACAATACTACCAAGCTATTAGACGCTTTTGGAGGTTCGGACAAACTAAAGACGTAACTATTGATATGGTTATTTCGGACGGTCAAACTAGAGTAGTCGAAGCATTACAACAGAAAACACAAAAAGCAATTGAATTGCACGAAAACTTAACGCGTAACGTTAACAGAACTTTCGAACACGTTACAAAAGAATTTAACAAAGAAATCATTAAACCTCTATTTTTATAATCATGAAGAACAAAGTAAAAGATCAAACGATTACAGAAAACTACGCACTATACAACAGCGATTGTATGCTAGTATTACCAACTTTAGGAGACGAAAGTATAGACCTATCTGTTTATAGTCCACCGTTCGCAGGGTTGTACAATTACTCTAGTTCTGAATTAGACTTTTCAAATTGCGAAAGTAAAGAACAGTTTTTAGAGCAATACGAATTTTTAATTAAAGAGATTGCAAGGGTAACAAAACCAGGACGTATAAGCGCGGTGCATTGTACGGATGTATTCGATAACACTTGCCGTCTTTGGGACTTTCCTAACGAGATCATTCGATTACATACTAAGTACGGTTTTGAATATCGCAACCGTATTACAATTTGGAAAGAGCCTTTGAAAGTTCGTATGCGTACAATGGTACAATCGTTAATGCATAAATTCATTGTAGAAGATTCGACAAAGTGTTTTACAGCGATGCCTGACTATGTTTTAGTATTTACTAAAAAAGGCGAAAACAAAGTACCCGTAACTCATCCTTTTGGGATTAATCACTACGCAGGAGAAACACCAATTTTACCAAACATATTAAGAGCGTGGAACAATGCAAATAATACAGACTTTAACTCTGAGCAACTCTGGGAACATTTAAATATTATCAATGAGGACGATAAAATAACTAAATTGAATCACTACATTTGGCAGCGTTATGCCTCTTCTGTTTGGGACGATATAAGAATTGACAATGTTTTACCGTTCAAAGATTCAAAGGAAGAGGACGACGAGAAACACGTACACCCGTTGCAATTAGATGTAATTGATCGTATTGTTGAATTATACTCTAATCCTGGCGAAGTTGTTTTAACTCCATTTATGGGTGTAGGTAGCGAAGTATTTAGCCCCGTTTCAATGGGTCGTAAAGCGATTGGAATTGAATTAAAAGATAGCTATTATAAACAAGCTATTTTGAATTGTCAAGATGCTGTAAAACGTTTCAAAGCGAAGGTAAAACAAATCAGTATTTTAGATCAAATCGAAGAAACTGAAATGTAATGAAAATACATCTACAAATCAAACCCTTGTCAGTCAATGAAGCCTGGCAGGGGCGTAGATTCAAAACCGATAAATACACCGCTTACGAAAAGTTAATGCGTTCAATGCTTCCTAAATGCGAAATAAAGGACTTTACACAGCTAAAAATAACGTAGGGCTTTTCAAACATGGCAAGCGACATCGACAACCCAACTAAATTGGTGCTAGATATACTACAAAAACAGTACGGTGTGAATGATCGCGACATAGTGCATTTAGTTTTGCACAAAAAAAAGGTTGCGAAAGGTAAAGAATTTATTGAAATTTGGTTTTACGATTGAAATATTTTGTATATTAGCAGACGAATCGTGCAGGATTCTGATAGGTAAAAACATTCAAACCCTTTGGGAAAGTAGGACTGCACTCCGAAATTCCAAAGGGTTTTTTATTTAAAATTTATTATGAAAAAAAGAATTATTATCGTGAACTTGAAAGAGTTTTTTCACTTTGGTATTGATAAACCGTTTTCAATACTTGCCGAATTAGAGAAGATTGTTTATGATTCAGAATCTTACACCGAAACTATTCAAATTGAATATAGAGGTTGTGTGTTTGACTTTGTATTTCAAGAGGCACGTATAGAAAAAAATGGGCTTGTAATAGTCAAATATTTGATTAGTAATATATTTTAAATATAAAGTATATGAGTATCGGATATATAAAACTTCATCGTTCATTAATTGAATGGCAGTACTGGGACGATCATAATACAACAAGGCTTTTAATTTACTTTTTAGTATCTGTTAATTATGAATCGAAAAGATGGAAAGGAATTGATATAAATTGCGGTTCTATGGTAACGTCTTTTGATAAAATATCAATAGCAACGGGGCTTTCAGTTAAGCAAGTTAGGCGTTCAATTAAAATTTTAATTGATTGCAAGGAAGTAACACAAGTAACGACAAACAAATTTCAGCTTATAACCCTAGTTAAATGGGCAGAATTGCAAGTTGAAGAAAATAAAAGGGCAACCAAAGGACAAACAAAAGACAATCAAAGGGAAGGTCAAAGGGCAACAACTAAAGAAGTTAAAGAAGAAAAGAATAATATACAGATTGAAAACTTCTTAAATTGGTTCAATGAATCAATAGAAAAAAAGACGGGAAAAAAAGGAAAGTTTAAAATTCTATCAAAGACGGATGAAAGCAACTTTAAAAAAATAAGGGCTTCATATGAGTTTCAAGATTTTGTAATAGCTTTCAATAGCTTTTGGGTTAATCAATGGGCAATTGAAACAAACAACAGAACACCGTCACACTTCCTTAGAGTTGATAACTTTAATAAATACTTGAATCAAATTAGCGGTTCGAATACAGCCCCACGTTTAACAATGATAACAATTGCAGACCATGATTAAGAAGTTATCAGAAGTTAGAAACGAACTAGATCACTTGCATAAAGTTGGAATAGAACAAGGTAAGGATGTTGGATGGAGTTGGGAACAATTCCCGTACACCGTTAAACTCGGATCGACTACATACATAGCAGGCGCACCCGCATCCGGTAAATCAGAGTTTTGGTTTGAGATTCTTATAAACCTTTCTTGTTTGCATGGATGGAAGCACGTAATTTACAGCCCTGAAACGGGTTCGCACGTGGATATTTACAGCGAGTTAATGCACAAATTCATTGGTAAGCCTTACGTTAAAGGTAATTGGATGATGAACGAAGTTGAAAAATTGACTGCCGAACGGTTTATTGAAAAGCATTTCTTCGTATTTGATGACCAAAGCGAAATGACTGCAAAGAATTTCTATGAGTTTATAGATGAGTTTGAAAAGCAACATAACATAACTATCCAAACCACAACAGCCGACCCATGGAACGAATTAAAATCGGACTTTAAACCCGAAGATTTAGGGCGTGAAGATATGTTTTTAAGTAGGGTATTAGGGGACGTTCGTAAACACGCGAAGAAAACCAATAAGCATCATTGCATAATTACACACGTTCGAGATCAAAGACTAGAGAAAAGCCCCGAAGGAACGTACTACTATCCAATTCCAACGGCTAGAGATTTGGCAGGTGGTCAAACGTGGTTTAGAAAAGGAATGAGTATGATAATGTTTTGGCGTCCACCTAAAGGATTTGAAGTTGAACCAGGAGTTATTGCAGAAGATAATGAGGTTCACGTTAAGATTGTAAAGACCAAACCAAAAGGAACAAGTAAGAACGGTACTTATAAATTCTTTCTTAATATTTCAGCATACCGTTACTACATGAAGGATTTTGTAGGCAAAGAGATTTATTCAGATCGTGGTGCATACGACACCAAACCTAGCAACAACTTTCAAACGGGCGTAGCGTTCAAACCATTACCGATGAATACAGAATTTGATATAACACCTTTAACCGATGAAACACCATTTTAATCATGAAGATAGAGTATTTTCAAACATCATTTGAAACGAAGGTTAATCTAGCAGATGCTTTTATTTCGGATTTAACCGTTAAGTATTGTGAACAACAGATGAAGATGAACCAACCGCGTAAAGCATTGGAGTTTTCAAGTAAGGTTTACAAAGTTCAAGAAGTATTTATATCAATCCGTTCCGTTTTTAGACGTGCTGAAAACGATAACAACAAACTTCTAAAAGAAAACGCAGAACTTAAAAAGCGGTTACACGAATACGAACGAACAGATAAGGCACTGAACGAATTGAAACCTAATACAGAACTTGAAGCAAAGTACCGAGATGAGATGCTAAGTTTCAAAGATAAGTACCAAATGCGAATCCAAGAACTAGAAATTGAAAACGATCAGTTGTTAAAGCAGTTGATAAAATTAAATCAAAACACATGAAAACATACAAAATTTTAAACCTATACGCTTGCCTTGGAGGTAACCGATACAAGTGGGACGAAGTAGCTAAAGAAGCAGGGATTGAAATTGAAGTTACTGCTATTGAATGGGATGAAGAACTTGCTAGGTTATACCAGGAAAGATTTCCAAATGATATAGTAATAGTAGATGATGCACACCAATATCTGTTAGATCATTACAAAGAATTCGATTTCATTTGGTCAAGTCCTCCTTGTCCAAGTCACTCAAGAATGAGAAAAACAAATACCGGTGATGGAGATAGAAAGAGTAAAGCCACATATCCAGATATGAAGTTATATCAGGAGATAATATTTTTAGATAATTTTTTTGATGGAAAGTATGTTGTTGAAAACGTTATCCCATATTACGAGCCATTAATTCGTGCGCAAGAAAGAGGACGGCATTTATATTGGGCTAACTTCACTTTACCAGGATCATTGAATGACAGAAGAGCTAATAATTTTATAAAGGCAAAGCAATCAGAACTTGAGAAATTCCACGAAATAGATTTATCAACATACAAAGGAACGCAGAGAAAAGATAAAATTGCCCGTAACCTGGTAGACTACGAAGCAGGAAGAACTATATTTGAAACGGCTTTAGGTATAATCAGAAAGAAGGATGTTAGACAAACCGAACTATTCTAAAATGACGAACGGTCAAATAACTATTTAAACGGCAAACCACTATCCAAACCGAATCCATATCTTTGTTGAAACCAAATGAGAAAAATATGAAAGAAGCACTAAATTACATCGAACAAGAATTGACACTACAAAGATTCTTAATCGAAAAGTTCTATGATGAACTAGGTAAATCAGATTTAAACATTGCTAAGATGCACTGGGATGCTGAAATACGAATGGCAAAAGCACAGATAACACAGTTAGAAAACGTTAAAACATTATTGACGAGATGAGAATAATTAACTACGACGAAACGGATAGAATAGCGGATTGCTCAATGCAACGCGGTTCGAGAGTGTACGATGTTCAGATAGTGAACATCGAGTATTGCACAGTGTACGATGCGATTACAGAAGAAAGCGATATTGACTTAACCGAGTTTACCGCTACCGAATACGACAACGAAAGCGATACGTTTATACCGCTTACACTTACCAATGATGAGATATACCAATTCAAACGTGGACTACTTGAATACATCGACTTCGAAGATGAAAGCGAGATGTTCGATAGTGGAGATCGTGAGGGGAGTTGTTGGTGATAACGTTTTGCAACTATACGCACCTTGGATATGTACGTTTTTGCGTATAGATGCTGTTAGGTGTAGTATTTTTTAACAATGTAAATTTATAATTATGACAATATTTGAACAAATAAGAAATAGTAGAAAGTCAACTGACGGGTTTTTATATCAAGTTTCAAAAGAAGATTATAATCAAATAAGAGATGATTATAACTATGATGAACAAAGAGTACCTATTCATCCAATGCACCAATTTTATATTGATAATTATGGTAAACAATTTCATTATGAGAAATATATCGAATGTATTTTAAATTACCAACTTAAAGAAGATTATGAATATAAAGTAATTATTAACGACCAATTTAAAGACCCAACTATTATAAAGGTTTTCATTGTCGTTCGGGTGTGTTCGTAATATTGCACCTAACAGTCGTGCAGGCGATGGCTTTAGTCTCGCTTGTGCTTTGTTAACCGACGTTTCAATGTCGGAAATAATTAGTATATTTGAAAACCAAATAAAAACCAAATAGAGATGAGTACAGAAACAAAAACACACTGGAAGAAATTAAAGAATCCGCTTTACTTAGGAGCGTATGACTTTCAACCGAAAGAAGAACGAACAGTAACGATTAAAGAAGTTATTGTCGAATCAGTAAAGAACACAGACGGAAAGTCAGAGGAATGTACCGTTGTGCATTTAGTCGGTTCGAAACCGTTTATTTGCAATTCAACCAACGCGAAAGCAATTACGAAGATAACCGGATCGCCTTATATCGAAGAGTGGCAAGGTAAACAGATTTGTTTATTTACGCAAACTATCCGAGCGTTTGGAGA